GTATATGAGCTGGATAGAGAACGAGATAGATGAGGAGATGCATATCGATGTTCTGGAGCAATGCCGGGATATTGGAGGACCTGAGGAGATGACCGATTTTGACTTATTCACAGCCGGGGGATATGCCCTTTTGGGTACCATGACAATATACGATGAGTTCCAGAGGATACAGGATGAGGAGTCCGATGTAACAAACTATTTTAAGAAACGAACATATCCCAAAACTCGGCGGCACTGAAAAAATGTTAATAATTTTATTGTACTTTGATAAAAAAATAATACGGCCGTGATTAATACAACCGATTACCGTACCGGTGAGTATCCATTTCCTAAGCACGAAATAAACCCCAAGTTAAAAGGTCACGACTGGTGTGTTCAATTCTGCCAAGCCATGTATGGCGCATGGATCAGAGACACCACAGCCCTTCCATACAGTAAGCTCAACGAGTTCCAGAGCCTTAGATCCTATGGTGCCGGCACACAGGATCCGGAGATATACCAGGATATTCTTCTGGGGGAACCCGAGAAGGGAGCCCCTCCGCAGGCAGAGAGACAGGGATGGCTCAACATCAACTGGGATATATTTTCCCCTGCAGTGAAATTTAAGAATGTGGTTCAAGGGATAATGGAGGCCCAGGAGCATGATATCATAGCTACAGCCGTGGATCCTATCAGCGGCAAAGAGCGTGAGGAGAAAAAGTGGGAGCTCTGGTTTCAGGCTCAGTATAAAAAGGAGCTCGATTACATCGATCGCAATATGAGGGTCAAGCGTGGGCAGGATGAATTCCTTCCGGGAAACATGCAGGAGCTTCAGATATATGAGGAGCTGGGAGGACTCAAATTAAAGAAAGAATTTGCCATGGAGAGGGGTATAGATTACACCCTCTATATCTCCGATTGGAAAGAGATCAAGCGCAAGATCTTCAACGACTTTATGGATATAGCCATAGGTGCCTCCAGGGACTATGTGGATAAGTATACCGGGAAAGCACGGTGCCGTTATGTTAATCCCTCACGCCTGATCATCCAGTATTCCAAGCATGGTAACCATCGCAACTCAGATTGGGCCGGCGAGATCATCCCTATGAAGATCATCGATATCCGCGCTCTGGCACCTGAGATCACTGAAATTGAGCTCTGTGAACTGGCTACCCGCTACCAGGGAGTAAACCGTAACCCCTCACTCTCAAACTGGGGCGGTGATGACATGAGAGCCGATGACGGAGGATTCAAGTATGATGACTTCTGGATAGATGTTCTCGATGCCGAGATTAAGTCGGTAGATATCAAGTATAAGCAGAAACGCATAGGACAGAATGGTAATGAAGGATACTATCCTCAGGATGATGAGGACTGGGGGAAGAAGTGGAATACTGAGACCCGTGTTACCCATGAGATCCGTGGAAAGACCGTCTACCGTGCCAAGTGGATCATAGGTACCAAGAAATGTTTCGACTACGGATACCAGTTCGATATCCCCCGTCCGGGTAAAAAAGAGGTAGCTCTCAGTTTTCATGTGTATAAGCTCCCGGGGCGTTCACTGATCTCTCTCATGCAGCCTAACCTGGACCAGATACAATTAACCTGGCTCAAACTACAAAATGCTATCGCCGTAGCTTCACCCGCAGGTATAGCTGTGGAATTCTCCTCACTGCAGAATATGGTCCTCGGGGGTAAGAACATGGAGCCCCTGCAGATCCTCGAGATACGGCGCGGCCTGGGAGATGTAGTTTATCGAGCCACAACACATCGCGGATATGTCAATTCACCCCACGCAGGAAAACCTATCCAGGAACTGGAGGGTGGTCTGGGAAGGACACTTGATGAGTCGATCCGGCTATTTGAGCTCAACTTTAACTTTATCCGGGACCTCACCGGCATCAATGAGATCGCCGATGCCACAACACCTAATCCCAATCAGCCGGTAGGTACATCACGCATGGCTATCGCAGCAACCAACAATGCCCTCAAACCAATGTACTCAGGGTACATCAGTATCAAGGAGTATATGTGTCGTAACATTGCACTGCGCCTGCAGATTATCATAAAACACTCCAAGCAATCTTATGATGTTTACTATCCCGTTGTGGGTAAGGCTACCCTCCAGATTTTATCGATAGGTGCCGATGTGCTGGATGCCGATATGCACATTAAGATCGAGGCACGTCCCAACCAGGAGCAACGCATGGCACTACTCGAGACAGCCAAGGCCTCAACGCAGGCCGATGCCAATGGGGTCATAGCTCTCGAGTATGGTGACTACCTTATGATCTCCCGCCTTGTGGAGGGAGGCAATGTGCGCCTCGCCGAGGCCGTCATGGGATACCGTAGTAAACAAAATAAGATGGAGCAACGTAAGATAGCTCAGCAAAATGAGGAGATGGCTACCAAGAGGGCAAGCACAGTGCAGGCCGAGAAAGCTCAGCAAGCCGAGGCGGCGGCTCAGGCAGAGCATGAGCGCAAAAAGGAATTTGAGACCCACCAAACAGATGAAAAAATACGCCTTGAGGAGGAAAAGCACATTAATAAGCTGGAGGAGATTACAGCTACTAAGACGGGCGATATTCTCAAAGAACAATTAAAACCAGAAAAGACACAGACGGCAGTACCAAGTAATAATTAAAATCAATAGTAATGGCAAAGACACAGTACACAGCAGAAGAAATTGCAGCAAACCCAGATCTTAAAGAAATGCAGGATCTGGGCTTCGATATCGGGGATACAGTGGCAGCGGTTGTAGGACCACAGGGGGGAGATCCCCCAGCGGATCCTCCTCCAGCCGATCCACCCCCAACGGATCTTCCGGCCAACCCGCCGGCGGATTCACCACAGGACCCGCCACCAGCGGATCCACCACCAGCCGGCATACCACCAACGCCACCCAGAGAGGAAATTGAAAAGGAGATCCTGAGCGAGATGTTCGGGGGATCATTCAAGAGTGTAAAAGAGGCGAAGGAGGCAAAGGTAGGTGATCAGCTAAAGGAGCTGGGGACGCTGAGAGAGAAGAACCAGACCCTTGAGCAAGCAGCCAGTGGCCGCCCTCTGGGTTACGCCAACGAAAACATCGCCCTGTTTAATGAGTTCGTCAAGAAAACCGGAGTATCAAACTACGGAGCTTTCAACAAACTAATGAACACCGAGATCGACAAACTTGAAGATCTGGATATCATGGTTATGAAGGAAGTTATTGACAAGCCTAATTTGATAGGGCAGGAGGTTAACCTCCGCAAGATGTTTGAGAAGAAGTTCCAGCTGGATCCAGACCAGGTGGACGAGAGTGAGCTTGAACTCAATAAGCTCAATCTACAGAGAGAGGCCGAGGGAGCACGTAAGTCACTGACTGAGACAAAAACTGGAATAGTACTGCCAGCGGAGGCACCACCTCCGGCAGCGGCAGGAGCTCCCCCTATGACTCCTGAGCAAAAGGAGTCTCACTCAAAAGGGTGGAAAGAGGTGACTGATAAATTAGCAGATGAATGGAAAGCCTTTCCAATCATTGCTAAGGGGGGTACGGATCCTATCCTTACCTATGCTATACCACCAGAGGTTAAGCAAAATCTTATCAAAGACGCTTACAATTTCTGTATAGAGAACCAGACGGAACTCAACAAGGAGAATGTGAGCGACATTTTTGGGATGATGAAACAGAACCTGGTGATGAGCAGCTTGCCCGATATCATTCACAGTGTAGCCGAGAAGGTACGTGGGATGACCGAGGAGGAGTATGATAAAATATATCATAATCCCTCATCGGCCGTCAATACGGACCATCCCGACCACAAAATCAACCTATCCGACCATGATCAGATTGCAGAGGATATCTACAATGCTGAGATTGAATCAATGGGTGGCGGGGGCGTTTAGGCATAAAGACACGAAGATTGGCAGACAGATGAGCATACAGTATTAATTTCAAAAACTCAACGAAATGCCAAAAGCAGTTCCTTTAACTCCTGATGCGATATCACAGATATACGCCTCGGAGATAGTATCAGGCTTTGATATTCACAAGCCTGAGAAAATGAATGACCTCTTTATGAGGTATGATGACCAAGGATTATCCTATTTTCAACTTCTCCGGAGCATGGGCTTCGAGAAGCAAGTTTCACTGGATACCTACGGTCACTTTGAAGAAAACCGTACTCATGACCGCATTAAGGTAAGGGCTCAGGTCGCTGCCGGTGCAGCCGGTGCAGATATGGTTATCGTCTTGGATACAGACAGCATGGATACAGCTCTTAATTTCTATCCACGCTTGTATGATACCGTACTTTTCCCCGGAGGGATCACTGCGTATGTTCAGGGTATTGATGTGACGACTCCTGCAGACCCAACGATCACCTTTAGGCTGAATGATGAGACCGACATCATACCACAGGTGGAGGCCGGTCAGTTCTTACCCATTATCTCTAATGCCTTTGCGGAGGGCTCAGGCCAGCCGGAGGGTGCCATCAGAGGTACGTGGGAGTATGACAATGATGCTCAGATAATCAAGGAGACCATCGGTGCCACCGGTACTGAGATGGTCAACCAGACATGGTTTAAGGTTACAAGCGATGGCAAGTCCATCCCTTCGTATTACTACCTCGGGCAGGTAGACCTGGACTATAGGACCTCCTTGAGAGTGGACGGCGCACTGTTATTTCAAAAGAGGACGACCTATGTGAGCAGAACCGGTACGGAACCGATTGACCCGCTGGCTGATAACCGGCAGATCAAAACGACCGAGGGAATGTTCCCCTACATCAACCGTGTAGGAAATGTTCAGCCTTATACCATTGGTACCTTCGATATCCAGGATTTCGATGATGCCAATCTGGTTTTGGACCGTGAGTTTGCAGGTAACCATATCCTATTCTTACTCGGGATCCAACTTCAGGCAGAGGTAGAGGATGTTCTTAAACTCTATTTTGCGGATACCAACATTACTTATGCCCGTCAGGCAGCCAACAACGCCCTTTTCAATAAGAATGAGTCGCTGGCAGCTTCGGTCAACTTCAAGTATCTGACTAAGAATGAACGCACCTATATGTTCAAAAGGTTTGCCAACCTTTCGAACTCAAACACCGTTGGTGGATGGGCTGATGTAGCAGGTGATTTCGTCGGATACAGCCAGACATGGCCCAGTGTGGGTGTTATGCTCCCACTGAACCGGAAGAAAGATCCCAAAACAAAGAATCTGGTAGAGTCCATCGGGACGAGGTACAGAGGACTGGGACCCTACAACCGGAGGATGGAAGTATGGTCTGTCGGCGGTGCCGGAGAAGGTCTGAAAGTGACTGAATTTGATAAGCGGGAAACCTATATGAGGTGTCACCTCGGTGCTCACTTCCGTGGCGGGAACCAATTCATCTTATTCGACCCAGCATAATCTCTTATTAAAGTGGATCCCTTCCTGACAGTGGGGGGATCCCCTTTTTTTAACTTACTAAAAAACAAAAAAGACATGTTATACAAAAATGGATCACTTTACCAAATGAAAGATACGGAGAAGAAAGAGCTCCGTGATAAATTTACTTTCCCCATACGTCTTGTGTACCCCCCGGAGCTTGTCAAACCCAGCCGGCTGAATCGCCTTCCCGATCATCCGGCATCGATTAATTTGCAACTCCGCTCGGTAATACAAAATAAAGATGGGGAGACCGAGGAATGGCGTTGGGCACGTAACATCACCCAGGACCAGGTAGGGAGGCATAAGTTTTTCCCTCGCCGCTTTAATTTCCAGGGGAACACTGCCGTGCCGGAAACACAGCTCGAGTTCCTGTATTACCTGTATTACAAATGTCCTCACTGTGGCAATGGTGCCATTCCCCAGGAGCAGCGCAGAAGGATATATTTTATTATTGAGGACCTGGTGAAGATTGCCAAGGAGAGAGTAGATGGCAAAGCTGCCACAGCACGCTAC